CGGCAGGGACGCGGCGCGTTGTCAGTCTGTTCGGGCAGGATGATCGTAAACCCGGCGGCGATAAATTCATTGCCGCGTGAGGTGATATTCTGGTTGTTGTCCACAAAGCGTAGTACAGCGCCGCCGGAAACTTCAATTGTAAGGATATGGAGAAAAACTTTTTCAGTTTCTGTAGCGAGGACCGCAGCTGTCGCGTCGGGGGATAGGCGGCTCACAGGCGCTCCAGCGACATTTGAATTTCAAACATGCCTTCTGTTGAATTTTCCGTATAATCCCCGGTGAAGCGGAATTCCGCGATCTCAAGGGTTTGCGGGTTGGTAAAGTTAAAACGCAGCACGCCGTCGGCAAGGGTGGTATGGTAAAACCGATCCAGTATTGAACTCTGTTCGGCGTTTAGAATCATCCTGCCCGTGAAGGTTTTTGTAGACGCCGTATAGCGCCGCCGCGCTTTTTTCGGTCCCGCATCCATTTGTGTGCGGATAACGCTTGAGTTGCGCTTTGCGGAAAGCCCTTCCATAAGCAGCGTATCGGGAAGCGTTTCCGGCCAGAATATATCCGCCATGTTATACCCCCGCCGCTCTCAAGCCGAAGCGCCCGCCCAAGGGTCGATCAGCCTTGCCGGACGCGATGTGCCGGTTAATCATCTCGCCGATAATTATGTCATACTGTTTGCTCCCGTCGGCGTTTTCATATTCTTCCTGCCGTACTTCGGCGCCGGAATTATTTATTACATTGACCGTTACCTGCGCTCCGCCGCCGTTCGCGGTTTGAACGCCTAGGTCGCCGTTGGGCATACGGGTCAGCGGCATAATCGCTTCCGGTCCCGCTTCGCCCATCAGGCCGGTTCCCCTCGCGAATTTGAAGAGCGTTGGATTTTGCACAACCTGATTTGTGAAAGCCCCGCCGCGCGCAAAAGCCTGAATGCCTGAAGCGTCAAAAACATTGCCGTGAGCGTTCGCCTGCGCTTCTTCAATCCTGCCGTCAACATAACCCTTGATAAGCGCCGTTGATCCCGCCGCGGCAATAAATCCAAGACCAAGCGCCCATTGGCCCTGACCGATCAGCTGCAATCCCGCTTGTAAAAACAAATTCGGCAGGGCGTTTAGAATTTCCTGACTCATGGAGACAAGGGCATTACGCATCGCTTCTTCAGCTTCCGCGCCCTGCCCGAAAGCCCTGCCTAATTCCTCAAGACCGCCTAAAACAGCGCTTGAACCAAGGTTAACAAGTGAATCTCCTATGTCCTTGAGCGTTTCTTTGAGTTTCTCCGCCTGTAACAATTCATCGCGCAGATCGAGTGTTTCCTTAAAGGCCGCCATTTCCGCCTTGGTCGCGCCGGCTGCCGCGTACGCTGCTATTGCCAATTCGTTTTGCGATTTGCCGATCTCGTCTATCTGCCGGTTGTATTCGGCAAGAATTTCCATCCTGTTGTATTCGTCCATGAGACTTCTGATTTCTTCTGCCTGTTCAGATAACGCGCCGTTTGCCATAGCCGCTTCGTATGCAAGCCGGCTTTCAGATTTACCGAAGTCGTCAATTCTTTTTTGGAGGCTTTCGATAGCCTGTTCAGCTTCCTTCTGGCCGGCGGCATCTTTAGCAGCTTCTCCAAGGCGCTTGTATTCTTCAATGAGCGGTTTTATAGAGCTGTCAATAATTGAGAATTGCGCGTCTATATCCGCAGGATTAATTGAAAAAAGGTCTATTAAGGCTTTTTGAATTTCTGCCTGCTGTTCGCGTAGCGTTTCGGCGATATCGAATTCTTCGCCTAGCTCGGCGAATACGATTTTTCCAGCCTCGAAAGATCGACTGAATTCGGCAAGGTACAATTCTGCCCCTCTGGCGCCGCTGTTGCCAAATTGAGAGGGATCAATCTTGGTAATTTCGCCGTACCAGTCCTGCCACCGTTTTTTTGCATCAGTGATATCAGGTACTGTGCCGCTTCCCAATGGATTTATTGTTACGCCGCTTGTAAGCTCGTTGATCTCGTTTTGTATTCGTTCTATTTCGGCTCTCGCTTCAGGAGACCTGCCGTCAATACTTCTCAAGACCCGCAACATCTCTTCTGAAGTTTTAGAGGCCAACGCTTCGCCCCATCCCGGAGTTGTTTCCAGAATTCTTTGAAGAGCTGCGCCGCCGCTTAGATTGAGCATATCCAGCGCGGCATTTATTTTTTCAATTTCAGTTACATATCCATCAAGCCAATGAAGAACATCCGGATCGACCGGCATTTCTAAAACATCTATCAGCGCCTGCGCATTTGTTTTTATTCCATCCGCGTTTTGATCTGCCTGTGCTCTGACATTAGCAAGCTGCTGGTTCAATACCATCAATCTTGCTGCCGCCTGCGTTGCCGCCTCAAAGTTTCCAGTTTCTTTGGCAGCTTCATACATACTGCGTGACAACCCCCTGATTTTTCTGCTGACTTCTTCAAAGGACTCGGCGCTTTGTAACAAATCCTGGTTATTTTTAGTCATTTGTCTGACAGAAACATCATAATCTTTGGCTGCCTTGTTTAGCTGTGCGTTTATACCACTTATGAATCCCGTGAGTGTAGCGGCAACAGCAATCGCTCCTCCGATTGCCAATATGAACGGATTGGCCGCAACCGCGGCCATTGCGGCGCCAATTCCTTTAATCGCCGATATCGCCGGCCCTGATATGGCGATCGCGCCGCCCATCCCAATCACAAAACGCTTCGTACCTTCGTCCATGTCGTTAATGCCGCGCAGTATCGAGCTTGCGCCCTCCAGCAGTTCGGTCGCTATCGGCAGCATAAGTTCCCCGAAAGAGGCAAGCGCCTGTTTCGCGTCATCCATCGCGGTATTGAATTTTTCAAGCGTTGTGCCGGAAAGCTCGTCCATCATGCCGGCGAACTGTCCGCCCGGAGAAGTCATGCCCTTTAGCGCTTTCTCCAAATCGCCGAAGCCGAGTTTGCCCTCGTTGGCAAGACGGCGCACGCCTTCCTCGGATGTATTCAGCTCCTTCGCAAGCTGCTTGAGTACCGGGATTCCCTGCTGTTGGAGATTGGATAAATCCCGCGTGGTAAGTTTTCCCTGGGCGCGTACGCGCTCAAAACTTCCCGATATCGCTCCGAATGAACTGCCCGTCCCAGCGGCTACATCGCCGAGCATCTGTATTGTCTGGGTAGCGTAAGCGGTATCGTGCCCCATGTTAACCATTGCCCTACCGAGCGTGAAGACTTCGTCAACGGAAAGGCCGGGCGAAGTTCCCAGCCGCCGCCAGTCTTCAAATACGGCAGACGCTTCTTCCGCGGAGCCGAGCATATTTTTCAGGGAAGCTTTGAGTTTTTCATTTTCACCGGCGAACTTGATCGCGGCGATACCTGCGCCGCCTATAACGCCGGATAAGATCAAGCTTTTTTTGGATATGGTGTCCAGAGCGTCGCCGAGTGATTGTGTTTTTTGTTCCGCGCCGTCAACGCTCTCGTTGAGTTTTTTGAAATTTTCGATAGCGCGGGCGACCTCGGCCTCAACCAGCACCCGCAGTTCGTCTGTTACCTGCATTTCGTTCCCTGTCCCGTTCTTTCAATAACTCCAGTTCACAGTCCAATAACTCAACCAGCTCTACCAGCGCTACCGGTTCCCGTATCCAGTCCGGACCGTGCGGCCAGCCGTAACGTTTTATTTTCGCCCACAAGTTATATGCCGCATAAAATTCAGGAGTGAGGTAACTTTGCACCTCACTCCGTTTTATTACCCGTTCCCGTAAAACTATCTTCTCTTTGGCGTACTCCGGCCTTAGTTCCCGCTCGTGCCATCCGTCCCAGAGGAGTCCGAAGCCGATTTGGAGATTTTTTTTTGCGTGTCGGTAATTTTGTCGGAACAAACTTCGGTGCAGATAGCGTTCACCAGCGGGAACATTCCGGCGAAACTCGCCACGGCAAGTTCTTCCCCGCAGGTAACCGGCGTTTCCTTCCCGGCATCCTCGATGATCAAATTTTTTATCGCGCCGACATGGAAGCGGAGAATCTTCGAAGCGTTGAACCTGGTCTGCGCCGACGTTGCGGTAAAATCCCTGCCGGCGGCGTCTTTTTTTTGCTGCGTGACCAGTTCCGTAAACACCAGTGTTCCATGGTCTTCGGCGGTCGGACGAATAATCTCCACCGAGAGCCGCTCGCTTTCCGGCAGATCAAGGTTACCTTTAACAGCGGGGTAAAAAACGTATTTTTTGTTAGCGGCAAATTTCATTCATCGTCCCCTTGCTCCGTTTCATCTCCCGGCTCAAGCACTTCAATATCTTCCTGCTCCGGCGCGCTCTCCTGTTCGACAATGCGGTAATAGATGCACGGCCTGTTCTTGCCGTCCACGCGGTAGTTGAAGTTGAACGGAATAACGCCGTCTACCGGTTTGTCCATCTGGAAAGATTCCACAATGATCGGGAAGTACCGCCACATTTCGGTTTCTCCCGGAATTTTGCTTTCGCGGTAGGAAATCATAAAGTGATGGACTTTTGCCTGCGCCGTTTGTTTGGTGATATGCCCGCTTCCGTCTTCGAGGATCACGGGATTGAACTCGTTGATAAGCTCGCGCTGTTCGTCGCTGTCAACGTCAACATAGCCGTTGATGTTTCCGGTTTGTTCCTTGAACGCCGAAGGCTCGTACGCACGCGCCCCGGTCTCAACATCGATCTGGGTAGTCACGTCGATAGCCTGTCCCTGCGCCGCCGCGCTGACGTCCGTGGTAAACGACAGCTTACCGAGCGTCATCTGGATAAGCGCGTCTCCCGCCGCAAACGCTTGGCCCTTTTTCGCGTAATACACGTCCCCGGCTTCAAGCGATCTGTCGCTGACAGCCTCGGGATTTTTTTCGGGGATGCCGCTGTTTTCCACGGCGCGGCTCTTTATCTTGTACCACCCGCTTGCGGAAAGCTTTACGCCGGGGCTCCCCACAATCGGCTGTCCGAATTTTACGCCGTAGAGAAATCCTTCTTTTCCGGTCGGTCTCATAATTCCTCCTTCGGGCCTTGCCCGATGATATGCGCCGGGTACGCGATCGAAACTTCCCAGTTTTCGACATAGCGCACCGGCATTGACGACTCTTCCTCATCAGGATACTCGAAGCGTCCGGCGGCAAGCCGTTTCCAGACAGCCTCAAGGCTATATCCCCTGGCAGTGCTCGAACCAGCATCTGCTATAACTGTTATATCCAGATCGAGCGGCGACTCGTACAGCGGTAATAATTTGCGTAACGCGAGGACTATATCTGTGACCCATCGTGCGTGGGTTCCCTCGCTTTTAAATACGGCATTGAAAGTAATCCGTTCCCAGCCCAGCTTTCCGGCCCCGGGATTATATCTGTCGATTCCGGCAGGTTCAATTCCGGCTATAAAAAGTTCTATCCGCGGACGGTTCGCCGATGCCTGCTGGGGCGCGAGTACCGCTTCCAGTCCCAAGCCTCTGATGCCTGTTAACAGGGCGTCGATTATTCTTTCCACTTTTTATTTCCCTCCCTTGAGCGCCTTCGCTACACCTTCCTGTACCAGCTTGAAGATGTACGCATCGTCCTTCTCATCGAAATATAAAAACGGCCGCGCCGGAATCTTTACCGAACGGCTGATTATAAACAACGCGAATTCTTCCTTCCCCTGTTTGCCTTCTTTTCCGCTTTTGAGCGTCCTGCCTTTTTTGCAAGCGAAGAAAACCCTGCCGGCCCTGAAGAAATCGTAGCCGTCCGCCTTCATCGCGCTGATAAGAGAGCGCGGTGTCCAGGCGTTGTAGCGTTTCATTTTTTTTCTTGTCTCCGCGCCCGCCGGAATAAAGAGAGCCTTCGCGTTTTTTGCGGTAATAGTTCCGCCTTCCTGCTGGATGCGTGCGTATTTCAGATTAGTACTTGCGTCCGCCCACAGATCGCCGGAATGAGGGGCGATGCTTTTCATCAACTCGCTATTGTCGCGTAACGTCTGGCTACCCTGCTTAACCTCTTGGGTTAACGGCGCGTTCGCCGGGCTTATTCCCGAATGGATTTTTTTGTCGGCGCTGCTTTGCAGGTACATTGCCGCTTTTTTCATTACCGGCGCAAGCCCCGCCCCGATCCGTTTCGCGTAATCGGGCGGGCGGTGTACAACCTTAACCCCCATAGCGCGGCGGCTCCGCTGTAACCATAGCCCCGACCGCGGGACCGGGTCCGTCGTTGTGCTTGGTGGCGATGCTGCCGAAATATGTCTCGATTAAATCCGCCGCGTCATCTTCCTTGGCTTTGGCGCGGCTCTCGTTGCCGATGTATGAAAACAATTCGTACACGGCGCGTTTCAGCACGATGTCTTTAATTACCGCGTCGGTTTCATCGTAAGTGTTTCCGGTAGACGCAACCTTGCCGTAAACCCACAGCACGGCTTTGTGTATCGCCCGCTCTGCCACCTCTTTGTCGGCGAATGAAGCAGTGCGGAAATCATCAGGATTCAATTCTTTCTTGAGGTCATCTACGGTTATAATTGTTTCCGTCATCGCTTTTTCACTCCGATAAAAAATGAACTGCCGAGCGGCGGCCTACCGCCGGCAGTTAACCTGTTTCTTCTCGCGTTGGCGGCAGGTCATTCACCGCCAAGGCCACCCCGTCTTTCCGTGGGTTGTCAGGCTGCCGTGTCAGACTGTCC